ACCGCTACCTCCGCCGTAGTTGCAGGCCGCGAACACAAAGTCAAGCACTCCACCAAGCCCAGCCGCCGACGCATCGACGCCAAGCAGCGCAGTCGCAAAAGGAGCTAATCCAGCATGTCCGACCCAGCCAAGTCACCTGCTCACCCCACACCTGTCGTCCGCCGCGCCCTCTCTGACCAGCGCGTCGAGCCTGCCGTCGCCAACCGTGGCCCCGTGCGCCCAGTTCTCCCTCCGCGCTCCACCGCCCACGCGACCAAGAACCGTGGCCCTGTCCGGCGCGCCTTGCCGCGAAGTTAGTGCTACGATAAGGAGGAATTGAATCAGATGGCCAAGCTGACCTACCAACACCGGAAGCACATGCCCAAGTCCGAGTTCGCTGGGCCGGATCGTTCCTATCCAATCGAGGACAAGGCGCACGCGCGCAACGCGCTCGCCCGTGTCAGCCAACACGGCTCTCCGGCAGAGAAGGCAGAAGTCCGCGCCAAGGTGCATCGCAAGTTTCCCGGTATTGGTGAGAAGAAGCGTAGTCCGCGCCGCCGCACCCGGTCGCGCGCCTAGTCCGTCTCAGGAGAGTTCGTGGCCAACGTCTTCGTCATCACGAAGGATTCGCGCAAGTCGCAGCGGCAGGAATCCCTCGACCCGCGCGCCCGGCATATCCTGGAGTGGGTCGAGGCGTCCGACTCCGCGCGCAACAAAAGTTTGGGTGAAAATTTTGCTAAGGCTGCGGAAGATTTATTTAATATGTCCGACGCCATGACGCCGGGTCCGGTTTATAGACCCTCCTTGAGCATTCCAATGCTTCAAAGAATAATGCTCGAAGAGTCGAATCAAGTGTCTTCTCTCTCGCCCATGATGTACGTCTTTCCGTCGGCCGGCGCGGTGGACCCTTCCTATTCGACCCTCTCGCAAGACCAGTCCTCTCCCAACTCCCCGGCCGCTGCTCCGCCCCTTTCCGCCCGCGACCGCGCGCGCGAAGTCTCGCTCCAGGCCCAGTGGCAAATCTCCAAAATGAACCTCCACCTCCTCATGGCCGGACTGACCGCGCGCTACTGCGGGGCGGGATGGATCGTCTCGGGGTTCGACCCGGACCTCTCGCGCGCCCGCGGCGGCATGTGGGCGAGGTCGATCGATCCCCGCCTCGTCTTCTTCGATCCTGGCACCGACTACACCTGGAATCCCTCCTACGCCGGCTGGGGCACGTGGATGAACCTCGAAGACGTGCGGCTGAAGTGGCCGGAGACCTCGCGCGCCATCAAGCCTCGGCATACCAGCGGGGGATTCCAGCCGTTCTCGGGCGACTCAGGCTACGGGATCGGCCAGCCGCCCGGCCCGATGTCCACGATGCCGGGCACCCCAGGCCAGAACGCCAAGACCCAAGCCTCCGAATGGCGCGTCCTGGTCCGTCACTGCTTCTGCCGCGATTACACGCGCGAAACGGTCGAGAAGGCCGATGTCCCCACCACTTCGCTGATCGACCCGGAAGTCCGTCTCAAGTACCCCAATGGCCGCTGGCTGGTCGAGTGCGAAGGGATTATCCTCCAGGACGGCGACAATCCCTACCCCCGGCGCCGCGACCTCGCCGCGCCCCGGTTTCCCCTCTTCCCCAACTACGTCCTCCCACCCCTGTTCGGCCCGTGGGGGATTCCCGTGACCCGCATGACCGAGAACATGCAGCGCCTGGGCCAGCGGTTCCTCTCACAAATCTTCGAGAACGGCCTGCGCATGAACAACGGGATCTGGGTGATCGACGAGGCGAGTGGGATCGACATTGACGGGTTTGGCGGACTGCCTGGCGAAGTGGTGACCAAGAAGCCCGGCTCTAAATCCCCCGAGGTCATCTCCCCACAGGCGATCGGCTCAGGCTCCCTCCAGGCCGCCGAAAAACTCTTCTCGATGCAGAACGACGTGCTGGGGTTCTCGGCGAGCAGGCAGGGAGAGCCGGGAGCGGGGAACATCTCAACCGACTTGTTCGACTCGGCGGTGCTCCAGTCGTCGGGATTGCTGCAACTGGCCGGGAGATTCCTGGCCGAGACGACGCAGATGCTCGGCGAGTTTTTCTTCGATACCATGTGCCGCTACCAGACCAAGACCACCCTCCCCTATCGCGGTCCCGAAGGAATCACTCTTGCGGCCTGGAACGGGCAAGTTGATCCCGCGACCTACGACGTGGCGCTGGACGAAGCCTCGGTCCGCCCGCTCTCCGAGGCGATGGTGCGCAAGGTTACGCCCGACTTGATGAAGTCTGGGGTGGTCGGGCCGGAGCGCGGACTGCGGACACTGGGCTATCCTGATCCGGAAGGCATCGCGCAGGAGCAGCAGACCAGTCAGGCGTTGGCCGCGCTGGCCAAGGTCAGATCGGGCAGGAAATGACCAAGCGGAGAAAGGTGAGCATGAATAGTAAAGCAACCACATCAATTATTGAGACCGTGGCACCTCTCGACCGGGCTTCCGCCTCCCGCCTCCCCGTCCACAACTGGCGCGCGCACTGGCTCACCGTCCAAGAGTTCTCGCGCATGATGGGTCGGCCGCCGGACACGGTGTACCGCTGGCTCAGAACCGGCACCCTGGCCGAGTTCGGAGTGCCGGTGATGCAGTTCCGCGGGGGGAGGCTGCACTCGGGACGGACTTTTATTCGGAACGTTCTCTAGCGATCAATCCTCTTGTCGTCTGGCCCTGACTCCACTTTCTCTCCCCTTCCGCTCCCCCTTCCTCGCCGCTTTCCCCCTCTCCCGCCTCGCCTTAGTGTTGTCCCCCGATCCCCCACGCCCCCTCCACCTGCGCTACCATTCCCCTAATCGCACTCGGCTCCGGCCTCGGCTGGCGCCCGGTCGCGTAAAGGAGAAACAACATGGCCCGTCGTCATCGCAAGGAAAAGAAACGGAAGTAATCAGTCATGCGGCTACGTCGCTGGACTCACCCTCCTCCTCCGCTGCCGCGTGCCTGTCGTCCCTAGCCGCGCATCCGAACCCCCCGAAAGGAGCCACCCCTGATGGCCGGAACCCCCTCGAAATCGACCCCGCGTCTCGTCAAGGACTATGGCCAACCCCGGAAGTTCCTGCGCGACATGCGTGCCCGCGCCGCGGCGAACTCCCGCCCCAAAGGCAGGAGTTCCACCCGCGCGCGCTGACTCACTCCGGAGACGTTGCTGCTGGCCTTCGCGCCCGTCTCCTTAACTGGTCTCAGCCGGTACTGGTCAGCCTGATGCAACCCATCGCCTGACTGCTGCCCGCTCGATGGCCGAGGAAGCGAAGGAGGTACGCAGATGGCCTTCCGTGGAGGAAGACGTTCCGCTCGGCGTCGGCGCACCGCCGCTCGCAAGTAGTCAGAGGCAGGAGGAGCAATCCTTCAGGCTCTCTGGTTCGACGGCGGTGGGTGGGAACTGGTGGGGGACTAGACCTCACCCTCCCCGCCGAAAGCGTTCGATGCGCAAGACAGGATGAGGGCCGGACTGGGGTAACCCTACCGGCCCGACTCCCAACTCAACCAAGGGAGAGGGCTATGGGACCGAAGATTCACTCAGGCAGTAAGTTCACCGGCGGAGCGAGGCATATTCCTCGCATGACGAGGAACGTGGACCGGCGCGTGGGCGGCAAGCGGAAGTAGGCGCGGCGGCGGAAGCGGCGGCGCAAGCAGCCGCCAGCATTAACCGAACCAGAGAATTCAGCACTCAAGGAGCAACGGCAATGGCAAAGATCAAGGAAGGCATGGGCAATACCTTCAACTCCGAAATCCTGAAAAGTCCCCTCACCGTCGGCCGCGTTGGCAACGAGCCCGGCCCAGACGTGTACAACAACCCGGTTGTGGACGTGAAAGACCCCCTCGGCCTGATCCCCGAAGGCGGAGACAAGCCGTACTGGTCGAAGAAGTAGGCCCGGCAACCCAGCAACCGAGAGGACTCCGACCCGATGGCAACCGCTCCCAACCCGGCCTTGGCGCAGATGATGGCCCGGCAGCTTATCGCGAAGATGGCTGGCGGCGCAGCGGGCGCGGGTGCAGGCGGCGCTGGCGCACCCGGCGCAGGTGGACCCCCTGCCGGACCCGGTGGCCCTCTACCTCCCCCTCCAGGGATGGTCGGCGCTGGGGGCCCCGGAGCCAGTCCCAATGCGGGCGGCCCTCCCACGACCCCTCCCGGCCTTCAGCTCTCTCAACAACTGGCCGAACTCCAGAACGCCGACCCTGACGCGATGGTCAAGGGGGTGAACTCCGCCAAGAGCATCTGCGTCTCGCTCTACACCCGAGCCGCGTTCACCATGCCCGGCGTTACGCGCAACCTCATGCAGGCAATCAAGTATCTCGACAACGCGATCCAGGAAGCGGAGAAGGCCGCTGCGACTACCGCAGCCGCCGGTCCGATCGCTAACAACGCAGCCATCCCGAACCCAGCCGGTCAGAACGGTTCTGCGCCGGTCGCGGGACTGGGTTCGCAACCCGGAGCTTAACAAGGAAGAAGAAGAAGGAGACCCTCCCCTATGGCAATTCGTGACATCCTCTCAAATCCGAAGTACAGCGACGACATGATTATCACCATTGGCACGGGTGCCGATGCGGAAACAGTCAAGGTCGGCGAGATTCGCGCGCTTCCCACCGAGGAGCGCAGAGCGCTTACATCCCAACTCGAACAGCGAGAG